GAAAGTAACTTAAATGTTGTTTTAGATACAAAATTTTTATGTCAAAGTAAGTTTTCTCAAATCATAGAAGACTTGGTGAAGAACAATAAAGATATGAATTATATTGATGCAGTAATTCATTATTGCGAAGAAAATAGTTTAGAAGTAGAATCTATTTCCAAACTTGTTAGCAAGCCTTTAAAAGAAAAAATAAAGTGTGAAGCTATAAATTTAAATTTTTTAAAAAGAACCTCAAGAGCTAAACTTTTAATATGACACCATTTGATGTTTATAAAACTTACCTTGCATTAAAAAATCATTTCAGTAAACCAAGTTATGATTACTTCAAGTATGCAGGTAAATCAAGAGCATCAATAGCATCATTCCAAAAACGTAAAGATAAGTATTGGTTTGAAAAAATCAGTAGAAATAAAAATGATGATGAGGTAAAAGATTTTTTTATTTCTAATCTAGTAGAAGCAGATGATCCTAGTAGTCTGTGGATTGGTAATGTAATTAGATCTGGAGACATTTATTATAAGGATTGGATAAAGCGTCAACAAAGTTTGAGTTATCTATTTAAAGAACAATCTGAGGAGATGTTGTCATCAAACAACCTAGAGGAGTTATTTGATTGTTCAAAAGGACATCCTCCTATTCTAAAAAGTTTCCTGAGCGGGAAAATTTCTATCGAAACACTGGTGATTTATGATAGAATATTCCTGTTCAGGAATAAATTTGATAAGAAACTTTTGGACCCAGTATGGGAAACAGTAAGTTTAAAAATTAAAAAGTATAATCCTTTTCTAAATATAAATGTATTTTTATACAAAAAAATACTAAAAGAAATAGTGCAAGTGGGCACTTGACCCCAAGCAACCCTTGTGCTATTATGATCTAGGAAATCCTAAAATCCAATTAATCAGAGGTAATCTAATGTCATTTTCAAATCTTAAGAAGCAATCTAAACTGGGATCTTTGACTTCTAAGTTGGTCCAAGAAGTTGAAAAGATGAGTTCATCTGGTGGTGGCAGTACAGATGATCGTCTTTGGAAACCAGAAGTAGATAAAGCAGGCAATGGATTTGCAGTTATTCGTTTTCTTTCTGCTCCTGAAGGAGAAGAACTTCCCTGGGCTAAGGTGTACACTCATGCTTTCCAAGGAACTGGTGGGTGGTTGATTGATAATTGTTTGACTACAATCAATCAATCCTGCCCTGTGTGTGAAGCAAATCGTGAACTTTGGAATACAGGTAGCAAATCAAATCAAGAAATTGTTCGTCAACGTAAGCGTAAACTTTCTTACTATAGCAACATCTATGTTGTTCAGGATAAGGCACATCCTGAAAATGAAGGTAAGGTATTCTTGTTTAAGTATGGTAAAAAAATCTTTGACAAGATCTCTGCAGCAATGCAACCTGAGTTTGAAGATGAAACCCCAGTAGATCCTTTTGACTTCTGGAATGGTGCTAACTTCAAAGTCAAGATCACTAAGAAGGATGGGTATTGGAATTATGACAAATCTGAATTTGATTCTCCTTCTGTCCTTGGAAATTTTGATGATGATGTTCTGGAAGCAATCTGGAAGAAGGCATATTCTCTTGAAGAGTTTGTAAAGCCTGATGCATTTAAATCCTATGAGCAACTAGATACTCGTCTGAAGTCTGTGCTTGGTAAAAAGCAAGTCAAAGTTGATGAGTCTTTTGAAGATGAAGAAAGTGATCGTGGGACTTCTAAAGATTTGGATCTTCCAAACTTTAGAACATCTGCCAAATCATCTCTGGAAGATGAAGATGATGACACTTTGAGTTATTTCCAACGACTAGCAGAAGAGTGATTGATTGAGGAGGTAATTAAACATTACCTCCTTTTTTTGTTTTATCATCTACATATTGAGATGAGAATCCATAAGACATAATTTCCCTCATATCATCTATTACTGTTTGTAAGTATCTTGATTTGAGTACATATATATTTCTTTTTTCTTCATTCTTTCTTACTTCATAATCATAAACAGTTATTGGTTTGACTGGATATACTGTAAGAACTGCTTGAGTAGCACTGTCAAAATATGTAAGTGAGTAGTCTGAGTCTACAACTTTTCCATATTTTAATATTTTTTTGCCATTATAATCATAATAGTCTAAGGTTTCATAATGATGAATTGAATTTAATTCTTGTGTTGTGTATTTTCTTTCTAGATATGTATTGAATTCTTGATTTGAAATTGGCCATTCATCTCTTATATTGATAATATTATTTGTAGTTAATACAACCCAATCATACTCAGGACTTCCATATATTTTTTGTGCTACTTGCTCTGGTCTTTCATCACCAATAATTTTATATTTTGTAAGCGCAGTAGTGACATTAAAAATATCTTCACGAATTTTTGCTCTACGAAATAAATTCTTGACTCTTACATAATCAAAAGAAGAGTTTCTATTTGGTTGTTGGGAATGGTAAAGTAAGTCTGATACTTCTCTGAAATATGTCATGATAGATTTCCTTAATTTTTATCGTCCCAACCAACACTATCAGTGTTTTCATTATAATCGTCATTATATATTGGTGTTAATTCTGTGAACGCTAATTGCATTACTACTGAAATTGGTTGTGAATCTTTAAATGCTGCATACACACCATCAGGAGTATAGTTTACATTAAAGGATTGAAGAGCACATGTTTTTATTTTTCCTATGGTGTTTTCAGATCCTTTAAATTCAATATCAAATACATTTGGAGCTCCTAAGAAATATCCTTCCCCAGCAGATCCTCTTTTTGCTGACATTCCTTTCTTAAAGAATTTTAAAATATATCTTATATTTTTTGCTTCTCCCTCACTTCTTGGAATCATTTTAAATTCAAATCCAAAACTTCTTAATCTTGGTCCATTAAAAAGAAGTTCTAAGTTGGGATTGATTACAGTTCCAGTTGCTCTAGATCTATATGCTTCTGGGTCTATGTTAATTCCTAAAAATTTTGTTACAGATGCAGCAGCATTTAATGTCAGTAGCTGCTTTATATACTCTTTACTTTCTCCCTGAGTAGCAAGATTTTTCATTGCAGTTATTGCTTCTTGCCCTCCTTCTAATATTTTCCCTGCGCCAACGTTGTCAACTACTTTTAAGGCACCAGTCATAACTTGAGCAGCTAATGTTGATAAGGAATTTTCTCCCCAACCAGTTGAATTAGATTCTGATATATTGTTTGGCATTGGCAAAACAACTGTACCAAGAAATTCTTCTTTAGTGGCAGACTCATTAAACCTTGGATCAAATATACTATTATTTTCTCCTAAAGAATCTATCGCTGCTACATATCTTCTTTGTGTTATATTAATTCTATTTTGAGATGAGTTTGAAGCAACTGGATATATTAAATTTTCTGGTTTAAATGCACCATCCTCTTGAAAATCTGATGCAGTAACATTAAACAATTCATTATTTGGATCTACTATGCCAAAATTTGTTGCTTCTGTCTGTATAGTTGTTGATGGATTTGGTACGTTTAATTGTTGTGCTAATTCTGGACTACCTAATCCAGTAGAAGATACAAAAGTATCATATCTACTTTGATTTAATGTATTTATAGATGTTGGATCATTGTAAAATGTTTTCTTTTGTTCTTCTGTTGGACAAGTTACAGACCCTAAAAAATCTAAACAATTTGGGGATGGTTGCCATTTATATCCATTAGATGCATTGGATGTAAATGTTGGATTAGATGCTCCAATTTGAAACCATTCTGCATCTCCATTATCATTAATTAATAAATTTCCATTAACTAACTGATTATTTGGCCCTATTGGAATAGATACATTTGGTCTTGTTACTTGAGTCATTTATCTACCCCACACTTTTTCTGAAGGAATTGGTATTTCTACGCCACCCAAGTCCCTGACAAATTCTTCTAATGGAAGTAAACAAATAGTTTGCCATTCTTGTTCTGCTAATTCAAGATAAGGACTTCTTACCTCTGATAATAAGTATTTATGTGCGCCTTTTTGAAACTTTGGTATCTTGTTAGCAGCCAGTCCTGCAACTATTCCCATCCTTTCTTCTGGGGAATAGTAGTGTAAATTTACTGCAAAAAAAGATTTTGGATCTACATCTATTACAAATGCTAAAGGATACTTATCATAGAAAGGAAGATCTCTTCTGGTCTTTGCTTTGTATTGATAAAACATTAGACTAAACAATTTAGGATAAACTCTAACTACATTTCTATCTCTGTTTACGAAAGAATCTTGCTCATCTACCTGATCTTCCCTAACAATTCTTGTAGGGTCTGTTTGATATTTTAAAGAATTAGTTTTAAATACTTGAGATCTATACCAATCTCTGGATCTAGTTCTTCCACCACTCTTTTCGTTTATTTGCTCAAAGATGGTTTTATACGCCAAGGTTGTCCTCCGTTAAAATTTGAAAGTTCCATCTTCTATCTTTACAAAATTCTTCAGCAGCTTTCCATTTAGCTTGATTTTTAGCAAACTCTGTAACCTCAGTCACTTGTTTCTTAGTCATTTTCTTATTTAAATTTGGACCATTTACCTGTCTCTTAGGTTTTATTTCAATCAAACTTTCTTTAATATTTCCTGATGTATCTTTATATTTGATATAAAAATCTGGAAAGTACTTATGAACCCTATTATCTAGTGGGGAAATATATGGAATC